AATGAACCCAAGAAATACTTAGGTGATATTGTTGCTATTGCCATTTTAATTTAATTTTTATTTATTATTCGTTAGTGTTATTAATCAAAGGATTAAATGATTGTGTTCTTTTACCCTCTATTCCTTCTAAAGCTATTGATACTCCTTGATCTATAATTTCTGAATGCATGTGTTCAGATAAATCAAATGTAACACCTGTATTAATATTAACTGTAGCTGGTTGTTTAATGTATCTCATTCTATAATCTACAATTGTACAAGATGATAATAATTCAACTCTTCCTGCTTCCATTAATCTAATAACTTTAGTATTAGTAGGTTGTTTAAAAGGATCTTTGATCACTTTAGAAAATTCTGAATGACTTGTTGGTATAACTTCAACTAGTTGTGTTACTGGTGCACCACATATAGTACATGTAATACTACATCTTTCCTGTACAGTAAACCAATGATCAGTAGGTAAAGTTAAAAATCTTGCAGTTACATCAATATTATCTGAAGCATAAGCTAAAGGTGTTAATACTGCATTTACTGTAACATTTTTTAAATCTTCAGTTCTTTTCTGAGTTTCCTCAAAAGATTGTCTTTTATTATTAGAAAGACCATACCTTTGTTTAATAATTCTTTGTTGAGCATTATTTAAAATTAAATCTATTTCTTCTGGTAAGAAGTTAGGATAATTTAGAGCATCTAATTTATCACATCTAAACTTAAATTCTTGATGAGCTTCTACAATAGTCATTATTCAGTTTTGGCTTTCTTAGGTTTTAATTTATTTTCTAATGCTAATTTAATAGCTTGGTTTTTTAAATCTGATAAGTAACTTACAACTTCGTCAGTTGAACTACCTAATAAATCTTCACCATTATAAAAATAAGTACCTTTTTGTTTAATTATTTCTTTCTCAGTTAAAGCTTTTACTAAAGCTCTTATTGGAGTATCTTTAGCTAAAGTGATTCTAATAAACTCTTTAAAGTCTTTTTTAAGTTCTTTAAATAATTCTGTTTTAATCATAGTTTCAGACATATTATCTACACCTGTTTTACCATAGACTCTTAATAACCCTCTTCTTTCTTCAACAGTTGTTTTATGGAAAGCTTCCATTGCTGCAAATTCAAATTCCATTTTAGCATCTTCAATTTTACTTGCTGCTTCTGGATCATATATGTAAAATCTAGCAGTTGAATTACCTACAACATCATGCTCTGTATTAGCAATCCAATCATGTTGTTGTAACATTCTAAACTTTAATTCATCATATGCGTTAACTATATTAAATATTGTTAACTTGTCGTTTCTTAACCTTACTTCCATATCTCCCCAAAGAGTTTTATTGTAATAAGATTGACCTGAAAATTTATTGCGTATGATAGGTCTAATAACATACTGTCTGTTAATTACTTCCATTGTTTTTAATAATTTGCCTTTATTAGTTTATTTTAATGTTTGATTAAGACACATTAATAAGTCTTATATTACTTGATAAATAAATCCTTTATAATCTTTTTTATCTTTAAGTCTATTTTTTCTTAAATATTTTTGTAAATTAGATCTACTTATATTTTCATTAATTGCTGTATCTGTAATACTATCATAACTAATTATAAGTTTTAAATCTAAATCAAATTTACCAACTTTTTTACTTGTTTTTAAATTATGTAATTTACAATTTTCAATACCTTTAGAATGATCAATGTTTTTAGATTTTAAAGTTTCAGAATGTTTTAATTTCCTTTCATCTGACCATTTATTCCCTAATCTTCTTTGTCTAATTTTTTCTTTAGTTTCATCAGACATTTTTAATCCTAAATTACCTTCTCCACCTTTTGTTAAATTATATCCTATATTTCTATTTGTAGAATTATATTGTTGAATATAAAATATTTCTTTTTGTTGAAGTTCTTCTAATGTATTAGCAGTATCTAACTGTTCTACTTTAAATACTTCTGAACCATGTTTTCTAATAGCATTTAAAATATATGAGTTTCTAGATTCTCTATATTTAGCTTCAGCTATTCTTTTTCTACATCTTTCAGAGATTGTTTCTGTAGTTAAACCAATATAAATTTTATTATTTAAAGTATTAGTTAATTTGTATATAAACATATTTTAATATTTAGTTGCATACTAATACAACAACATAACTCCACATTCTGTCATTGCTTCAAATGTGTAACCATCTACTGAACTTGCAGATGAACCATTTTTCTTAGGTCCATAAGGGCCATACATTCCTTCAATGTAAGTTGTTACCATCTCACGATCTTTAGAATATACTTTTTGGATATTTGGTTCTCCTTTGTTATAAGATTTAAAGTTTAAGAAAGTCGCTTTATAAGACTCTGCTGGTTTACCAGTTTGAGGATGTAATAAACGATTTCTCATTGTATCATTATAAGGCTTATACTCTTTTAATGTAATTTTATCTCCATTTAAACCTGTATAAGTCATAAACTGACCATGTAATTCTAAGTTTTGTCCTTCACCTGCGATGAATTTACTATCAACTAAGTTGAAAGCAGAAGCTGAACGCTTCATAGCTTGATCAAATAAGTTCATGAATTCACGACCACATAAAGCAACATACTCACGAGGACCATCTTCAGTACCATTGTATGCTAAATCTCCCATGAAATCACGGATAGTTTTTTCATTCAATGTAGTGTAAAGACGTTTGTTACCTGGAGCAATTTGATTTTCTAAACCAGCACCAGAATAAATTGTATTTCCTGAAGCACCTTTTAAATCAGTTGTTCCATTAGATTTAATGTTAGATTCACCAAACATTAACATAACTTCAATTTCATCCATGAATTGCTTCCAAAATTCCCACTCAGCATATTTTACCCAAGTGTTAGTTTTTTCATTAGTTTCAGGATTTAACATAGAGATAACCATAACACGGCTGTGAGCAGCACCAGTTACAGAATATTTCTTACGCAATGTAGTCATGTAATTTTCTAACATCATTGGTGTAGCATAGTGAGTTTCACCTGATGTACGAGAATGATCATGTTCTACAATGTTGTATTCTTTAGATACCTCTTTACCAACTGTTACTAAAGTAGCAGGTACAGATTTAGTGATATCTGCAGTAACTAATTGACATACTAAGATGTAATCAGCACCGTCATAAATTGGTTCAGAAATTACACGAGCTTTATAATCTGGACTGTCAAATAATAAAACGTCACCTTCTGAGAACCATTTCTCACCTACACCAATTTTAAAAGTTGTAGCGTTAATACCTACTGAAGTTGCAGCATCAAATACTGAACGAGTAATAGATATTGCTTTGCGAGAGTCACCAATGATATTCCAACGATATTGGATACCATCAATTTCTTTAGCTTTACCCATTCCACCTGTTAAGAAAGAAAGAGCATTTTTATAACCATTTTGTTTGTTATAAATACGAGTGATAACTTGACTAGCAATAGCTGGCTCAGTTAAAAAGAATGTGGACAAATGAGAGTCTTGAGTAAGACCAGCATGCCAATTCATGTTTGTTATTTGTAATGGACTAATTTGCATTTTGTTTTTGTTATATTAAATTAATAATTTGTTCTATTTTTTATAAAAAGCCTTTATCTAAAGCTTGTTTAAAAACACTGAAGTTACCTGAAGATTTTTCTGATCCAAAACTATCAGACTGACCAGTCTTTAATTTAGATCTACCATCTTTAAAGTTAGATAACTTACTTGCTAACTCAGAGTTAACTTTAGTTTTAACTTGTCTTTCTAACTTACTTAAGTCCCAATCATTCATTGCTAAATAAGCATACATGAATTGAGCATTAGTGTTAGTTTCATTATGTTTCTGTAATCCTGTCTTACCAGTCTTATCAGGTTTCATAATAAAGTCCCAAAGATTATCTTTCATTTTAGGAGTTAATTTAAACCCTTGAATTTCTTCTTTGGCATATAAGTCAGCTTTGAAATCTTCATATTGTTTCTTAGCTGCTGCTCTTTGTTCAGCTTCATACTTCTTTTGAGATTCTACCAATTGTTCTTGATAACCTTTCTCATAGTTCTGTAATTTGCTTAATGCACTCTTAGCTTTTTTTTCTAAAATACCAGAAACTTCATATGTATCTAAAGTTTCTTCTATTTCTTCAATATCTTCTCCTTGTGCTTTTAAATATTCTCTTAATACAATCTTTTGAGTAGTGTCAGTGTCTATTTCAAAATCACTCCAGGTTACTTCATTATAATATGCATTAATAAAATCTTTAGGATTACCTCCTGCTTCAACAAATTCTACTAACTTGTGAACATCATCTGGTAAACTATTTTTGTAGTTTTCCACTTCACGTTCAACAGTAGAACTCATTAGTTTTTTTAGACCTTCTTCTGAATCTTCAAAAGTTTCTTCATCGTAGTCTACTAAACCTTTATCCCCTAACCAACTTGCAAATACTTTGAGAGAAGAACCCTCTTCAGTAGTTTCTTGTTTAGATTCAACCTTAGCAACTTCTTTAGTTTCTTTGGTTTCTTCTTTAGGTAGATCTTTAACAACTTCTTTAGTTTCATCAACTTGAGGTGTTACATCTTCTAGTTCTGGAACTAGTGGTTGTGCTACTGAATTGTTTTCTTGAAAATCACTAGAGAACTCATCATTAAACTGCATTTCTAGACCTTCACCAAATGGTGTGTCAAGAATGTTAAATTCTTTTTTT